TAGATAGAAAAGAATGTGCAGTTTCGTTAACTTTGAATTTAGGAGGACATTGGCCTTTTTATTTTATTGATAAAAATAATATTCAAGTAAAGGCAAACATAGCACCTGGCAATGCTCTTCTATATGATGGAGTAAAATTAGTTCATTGGAGAGAAGAATTAAAAGAAAAAGAATGTGTTCAAGTTTTTCTTCATTATGTAAAAAAAAATAAAAATAAATTTGATAGTAGGCTTCATTTAGGTTTACCAAAAATTTTTGCAAATTAAAATGATAAAAATTATTCCTAATATTATAAATAAAAAAGAACAAAATTTATTAAATAAAAAAATACAAGATAATAATTTCCCTTGGTATTATTATGATAATGTTATTGAAGGAAGAGATAATAATTATAAAAAATATAAAAACATAACTGAGACATACGCTTGGGTACATTCTTTATTTTTATTACCTAACGGTGTAAACTCTAGTTACTTTGATGATTTTAAAATCATTCTTTCTGAATTTGAAAAAAAAGAAAAAATAAAAATAAAAGAACTACTAAGAATAAGAATAAGAAAAACCTTTTATTGTAAAGGACACAATTTAAAAAAATATAATTTTCCTCATGTAGATTTATGTAATTTTAGTAATTATAAATCTTTACTTTATTATTTTGAAGACTCAGATGGAGATACCATATTTTTCAAAGAGAGATATAATAAACGAAAAAAATTTGATTTAACTAACTTAACTATTGATAAAAGAAATACACCAGTTAAAGGAAATGCAGTTTATTTTGATGGCGACATATTTCATGCAGGTAACTGTCCTGTTAATTACAATACAAGAACTGTTTTAAATTTTGATTTTAAAATAAATGAAAGTGTATAAAAATTTTTTAGAAAAAAAACTTTTAAAAAAAATTCAAGACAGAGTTTTTTCACAAGATTTCCCTTGGTATTGGAGGAACAATATGGTTTATAATAATAAAGACCATTATTGGTTTAATCATGCTTTTTTTAATAATAAAAAAATACTATCTCCTCATTATAAGGAATGGATTGTTCCTATTATAAAGAAACTTAAATTTAAAGAATTAATAGAAGCAAGATGTAATATGATGACTAAAGAAAATTTTTCCTACACATCAGAATCACATATAGATTATGATATTAAGAATGGTAAGACTGCTATATTATATCTAAATACATGTAATGGAGGTACCTATATAAAAGAAAAAATGATAAATTCTGAAGAAAATAAAATTATTATTTTTCCCTGCAAAACTTTACATAGAGGTGTAAGTCAAACAGATGTAGATAGAAGAGTAATAATAAATATTAATTATATATAGAAATGAATTTTTCAAACAGGCCCATGGTGGAAATAGAAAACTTTATTTCTAATAAAGAAGCAAATTACTTTATAAATTTTCATAAGAAAAATTTTAATTTAAATAATCATTTTTGTATAAAACATAGAGAAACAGAAATCATACAATGTAATTTAATATTAAATAATACTAAGATTAAAAAAATGAATAATCTCTTAAATAAATTTGTTAAAAAAATAAATAAAAAATATGAAATAAATTATTTTCAAATAGTAAAATGGCCAATTTATGGGTTTCAACCAAAACATGTAGATTTTGATATACACCCATATACTAGTATATTATATTTAAATGATGATTTTGAGGGTGGTAAAACTATAGTAGAAGATAAAATTGTCGAACTTAAAAAATGTAAATTAATAGCTTTTAACGGGGATAAAATAGAGCACGAAGTTAATAAAATTACCAAGGGAATAAGGTACACCATTCCTTGTTGGTATAAATTAAAAAGTGAAATTTGAAAATAAATTAGAAAATATAGAATATCCTTCTAAAAAAGAATCTTGGGATATAGCAGGAATTATAAAAGGTCAAAATCGTTTTTACAAATTTGATACAAGACCTATACAAAAAACTAAAGAAGGTGAAATAGGTAAATATGGTTCCTTTAATACTAAAGCAGATAAAATGGTCTTCGATATGGAAGATCAGTTTATTGTAGTAGATACCGAGGAACTTCATCAGTATTTAAAAGAAAATAAACTAAAAGAGGTACATTTACAGGATTTGCTATCTAAGCTAGAGTGGAATATAGTACTACCAAAATAGGCTAATCTTTATAGATATACGCTTATAGTGTATAATCCAAGCATGCCATTACAAAAAGTAAACTTTCAACCAGGCTTTAACAAACAAGCATCCGACTCAGGGGCCGAAAACCAATGGGTAGATGGTGATTTTGTAAGATTTAGATATGGGATGCCTGAAAAAATTGGCGGTTGGACGGAAATTATGGACAAGAAACTTGTAGGAGCAGGTCGTGCTTCACATACTTGGGCTGATTTAGATGGCAGAAAATTCTTAGCTATCGGTACAAACAAAATTTTATACGTTTACAATGGGGATGACTACTACGACATTACACCTTTTGATACAAATTTAGCAAGAACCGGATGTGACATTACTACAACTTATAATTCAAGAACGGTTACAATTACAACGCCCACGGCTCACGACTTAGAACCAGGTGATCTTTTAACTTTTGACAATGCTGGGTCATTTACAGGTGGTCAAACAAGTTATACAGCTACTGACTTTGATGATGTTTTATTTGAAGTACAACTAGCACCTACTACTTCAACCTTTACAATTTTAATGCCTACTGCTGAAACAGGGACAGGAGCAACAAACGACGGAACTCTTGATAGTAAACCCTACTATAAAATAGGACCCTTACAACAAGCCTTTGGTTATGGTTTTGGTACAGGTTTATACGGAGCTTCTACTTGGGGTACACCAAGAACTACTTCAAATGCAATACTAGATCCAGCTTCATGGTCATTAGATAATTATGGCGAGTTATTAATTGCAACTATTAAAAATGGAGCTACTTTTTCATGGGATCCAGACGGGGGTGCAGGGGTAGCAGCTAGAGCAACTATACTATCTGGAGCACCAACAAAATCTGTTATGAGTATGGTATCTGATAGAGATAGGCATTTAATTATTTTAGGAACTGAAACAACTATAGGTTCGGCATCAACACAGGATAAAATGTTTATAAGATTTTCGGATCAAGAATCCTTAACAGATTATACCGCAACATCAGTTAACACTGCGGGTTCATTTAGAATTGATAGTGGAACTAAAATTGTAGGTGCTGCAAAAGCAAAAGATTACATATTAATTTTAACTGATACCTCTGCGTACCTTATGCAGTTTGTAGGACCTCCTTTTACTTTTAGTATTAGACAAGTGGGTTCAAACTGTGGATGCGTTGGACAACATTCAATAGTATATGCTAATGGAGCTGTTTACTGGATTTCAGATTCAGGTGGGTTCTTTATGTTTGATGGTACTGTTAAAGCTTTACCATCGCTAGTAGAAGACTTTGTATTTCAAACTAACGATAATGCACCAGGCTTTAATTTTGCTAATGGTTCAGAAATAACTTATGCAGCCCACAATTCTTTATTCTCTGAGATATCTTGGTTTTACGTATCCTCTACTTCAAGCTATATAGATAGACAAGTAACTTTTAATTATGCAGAGCAAACCTGGACTACAGGTTCATTAGCAAGAACGACTTTTACTGATGCTCACCTATTTGATCAGCCTATTGCTACAGAGTTTGATATTAGTTTTATACCTACAACACCAACAATTCAGGGAGTATCGAACGGTGCAAGTCGAGTATTTAATCATGAAATAGGGACTAACCAAGTACTAGCGGATGGCACAACCACAGCTGTTCCTGCATTCATAACTTCAGGGGATTTTGATTTAGATGCTCAAGGTGACGGAGAATATTTTATAAAGCTTAGAAGATTTATACCTGATTTTAAATATATTAATGGTAATGCAAAAATTACAATAACAACTAGAGACTATCCCGCTCAAACACAAGGGAGCTCTCCACTAGGGCCCTTTACAATTAACTCATCTACGAATAAAGTAGACACAAGAGCAAGAGCAAGACTTGCTGCAGTTAAAGTAGAAAACGATGGTTTAAATGAAAGTTGGAGATTTGGTCAATTTAGATTTGACATACAACCTGATGGAAGAAGATAATGGCTAAAGTACAAGTATTTTTACCAGAACCACCACAAGAGTTTAACACAGAAACTTTCAGACAAATAAATGCAGCTATTGAGACTTTACAAAATCAATTAAACACTTCTTATCAAGAAGAACAAAAAAATGAACAAAACACATTTAACTATTTCATGTCATGACAATAAGATA